AGACCAAATTTAAATAAGACTATATCATTTGAATATGTAGATGGAGATACTATTTTAAACCAACAATATCAAGATACAAACGCTGTAAATTATGGAGATTTAGAAGCTAACTTCACTTACGATGGTGGGGAGTTAACTATCAGTTCTGAATTTGAGAATGTTATGATGGAAAGAATGAGCAGCCAGACAGATGGTGTTTTATCAGATACACACGTAGGTAAAATTATAGATGATAAATTAGAGAGTGTAGAGATAGAGCCTTTTATATTTTATAATAAGGGTGTTACTACTTTAACAACTGTAACAAATGCTTTAGCTTTTATAAGTGATGCAGGAGCTAGAAGCGAGGTATTAACCTATAACAATGTAGGACAAGAGAACGCTTTAACAAATGGAGCTATTACAAATAGTTTAAATTTTGGTAGTGAAATAAGCACTTGGACACAATCATCGCAATTAGAAAGTTTATATGCTAACTATTGGCAAACCTATATTACAGATTTATATAATAGTAAAAGGAGAGTGTTTAAATTTAAAGCTATTATACCACAGCATATTTTAAGTACTTTAAAATTAAATGATAAAATAATTATAATGAGCAGAAAATATATAATAAATAAAATGAGAGCCAATTTAACAAATGGTAAAGTCCAACTAGAATTATTAAACGATGTTTAAAAATATAATTACACTATTAAAACAAGATAGTTATTTCGGTGTTTCAGAAAACATAGATATAGCAAAAGGAATAAATAAAGCACCAAACACTTTTAGAGAAGCTAAAGATGTTGTAAAAAGAAAACTATGGCAATTAAGAAAACAATAATAATAGAAGCTAAAACAGATAAATCTGTTAAAGACGTAAACAAACTTAAAGGATCAGTTCAAGGTGTTGAGAAAGGAACGAAAGACGTAAAAAAATCATCTGGTGAGATGGGTGGAACTTTAGATAAAGTTACTGGTGGTGCTGTATCTAAATTTAAAGCAATGTCTGCTTCTATAAAAGGCGTTAACGGAGGTTTTAAATTAATGCGTTTGGCTATTATAGGAACTGGAATTGGTGCGTTACTACTTGCTATATTAGCTGTAAGAAAAGCATTTACAAATTCAGAAGAAGGACAAAATAAGTTTGCTAAAATAATGGGTGTTATAGGTTCTGTAACAGGAAACCTTGTAGATTTATTAGCTGACTTAGGTGATAAAATAATAACTGTTTTTACAAGTCCTAAAAAAGCCTTGTTAGCTTTTAAAGATTTAATAGTAGAAAACATAACAAATAGATTTGATGCAATATTAGACACTATTGGTTTTTTAGGTAGTGCATTTAAGAAAGTATTTAGTGGTGATTTTAGTGGAGCTTTAGAAGATGCTAAAAAAGCTGGTAGTTCTTATGTTGATACGTTAACAGGTGTTAAAGACACTTTAGATAAAGTAACAAATTCAGTAAAAGAATTTAGTAATGAGGTTGTAAAAGAGGGTAGGATAGCGGCTGATATTGCAGACAAAAGAGCAAAGGCAGATAAGATAGAACGTGCTTTAATTGTTGAAAGAGCAAAAGCGGATCAAAATATTGCAGAGCTTAGATTTAAATCAGAGCAAAGGGATAAGTTTAACGCAACAGAAAGAATTGCATTTTTAAAAGAAGCATCTTTAATTTCTGAAGAAATAGCAGCCAAAGAAGTTGCTGCAAATAAATTAAGATTAGATGCACAAGTAGAAGAAAATAAATTATCAGGAAGTACTAAAGATGATTTAAACAAAGTTGCTAATTTAAAAGCAAAGGGTATTCAATTAGATACTGCTAAATTAAACTTACAGAAAAGACTACAAACTTCTTTAACTACATTTCAGAACGAAGAAAAATCTGGTATAAAAGCTATTGAAGACGCGAAGCTAAAAGCTATTGAAACACAAAGAGTAATTGACGAGAAAAAAGCTATTGAAGCTGCAACAGCAGAAGAAAAGAAAATACTATCAGTAAAAGCTATTGTCGATAAGTATGGAGTTATTGCAGAAGAAAATGAACTTATAAAATTAGAGAAAGAAGAAGCAGATAGAATTAGAGATTTAGAAAAGCTAGATGCTAACGAAGCACAAAAGCAAAAGATTAGAAATTTCTATGCTGACAAAAAAGAAAAGGTAATAGAAAAACAAAACAAAACAGAGGAAGTATTAGAAAATAAAACAGCAGATGCTAAGTTAAAGACTATGAATATGTCAGCTAATGCAGTTATCGGTATAGTAGGTAGAGAGAGTGCGGTTGGTAAAGCGGTTGCAGTTGCACAGGCAATATGGAATACTAAGAACGCAATAACTAAAACACTAGCAACAGTACCAGCTCCTTTTAATATACCACAGGCAATAGCAACAGGTTTATTTGGATTATCACAAGTTAAAGGTATATTATCAACTCCTAACCCTGTTGGTGGTGGCGTTGGTGGTTCAGCTCCAAGTGCGAGTTCTATAACAGCACCAGTACAAGCAGCAGCACCACAGTTTAACGTTGTGGGAACAAGCGATACAAATCAATTAGCAACAAGTGTAGCTAATCAAACGCAACAACCTGTACAAGCATTTGTTGTAAGTACAGAGATTTCATCGCAGATGGCTTTAGATAGAGCTAAAGAAAGTACAGCAAGTTTTGGGTAATAAAAAACCCCACTAAGTTAATAGTAGGGTTTTTATATTTATTATTATTTTTGACTAAAGTGATGGTCATAATTTTTTAAGAAACCTACTAAACATCCCTTTGTATCAAATTGCGAAAATTCAATTTCACTTTTAATTTCGTCTTTTATAGAGTTCTTTTTAATTTTAAGAGTTTGTTCTACTATTGCCCAGTAATTAAAACCATCTTCACTTTTTTCTAATTCGATAATAAAAGTTGATCCAGTATATAAGTAAGAACCGATACCTATTTTTGTAACCTTTCCTATTTTTTTAATTTGCTCTAATTCTGTCATAATTTCTAGTGTTTTACTTATTGCTTATACAAAGATACATGCCTTTTATATACTACACAAGTTTTTTAGCATTTATTTTGAAAATATAACAAATAAAAAATATAAGTCTTATTAACATGAACGATATAATTGAAATGTTTATAGATGAAGACGAAGAATTAGGCGGTATCAACGCTATTTCTTTAGTTGAAAACCCTGCAATAGAGTCTGATTTCTTAATGTTAAGCAAAGAAGTTAAGTTAGTAGAGGTAGATAAAGAGAAAAGAATCTTACTTGGTGCTGCATTAATTCCAGATAAAGCAATTCTTAGGGTAAAAGAAGGTAAGGAGTTTCATATCTTCTTTAGCAAGTCAACAGTAAGGAAAGGTAGTGAATTATTCCTAAAGAAAGGACATCAAAAAGAAAGCACTTTAGAACACGCTACAAAGATAGAAGGAATTACAGTTGTAGAATCTTGGATAGTAGAAGACACTATTAAAGATAAATCTAATCACTACGGTTTAAGCGTACCTGTTGGAACTTGGATGGTATCTATGAAAGTAGATAATGAAGAAATTTATCAGAAAGCAAAGAGCGGAGAGATAAAAGGATTTAGCATAGAAGGGTTTTTCGCAGATAAAGCAATAGAGCAATCTAAAGATGAATCTATATTGGAACAAATTAAAAAAATAATACTAGAATAATGTCAAAAAAAATTGAAATAATAAACTCATCTTTAGTAGTAACTGACACCGATACAAGTGTAGTTGAGTTTGAAATACCAGCAAGAATTGTATATTTTAGATCAAACGAATTAAATACAAATAATAAGATTTCTTTTTATTCCATAAATAACAAAGTAAATAGATTATTGTATTCAGTTCTTGTATCTGAAGCCGTAAATGCTTCTGACGCTAGTTTCTCTAATTCAACATTTAGAGATTTTGCGCGTCTTAGCTTGGGAAAGTCTAGCGCCGCTTTAGGCGCAGAATTTACTAAAACATATTGGTTTGATGCTAGCGATACAGCAACAGCATCAACTCCTATAACACACGTAGGGAATGCAACTACAACTTATTTAACTAACAACGCTCTAGGTACTCAAACAGATTCATACAATCCAGATTCAAAGGACACGCTATGGAAACCAGACACAAATAAATTTGACTTTACAAGTTTAAAAGTTGGTGATACTATTACCTTTAGAGTTGATTTAACTATAACAAACCTAGCAGCACAAGAAATTAGATTACTATTTAGTTTCGCAGAGGGTGGATCACCATCTTTTGAAAAATCAATGTCTCACGTTTATTATAAGACTGCTGCAACAGGAACACCTGTTATTGCATTTTATGAGATGTATATAGGAAGTGATAATACAAGAAACTTTCCAGCACGATTTAGATTCTCATCACCACAAAACGCATCTATTGTAGTAACAGGATGGTTTTACAAAATAACATCAGTTTAACGAAAATATAACAAACAAATTTTAAATAGTCTTATTAATATGGAAGCAAACAGTAAAATAAAAAAGATAATGGACATTCTTGGATTATCGAAAGAAGTCGAAGAAACTAAATTAGAGGAAGTTAAAACCGAAGAAGTTGTAGAAGCTAAAGAAGTTGAAACTAAATTAGAAGCACAAACTTTAGAAAATGGAACTGTATTAGAAGCAGAATCATTTGAAGCAGGACAAGATGTGTTTATCGTTTCAGAAGACGAAAGAGTAGCAGTACCAGTTGGTGATTATACTTTAGAGGATGGTAGAGTATTAGTAGTTGCTGAAGAAGGGGTTATTGAATCAGTAGGTGATGCACCAGCTGAAGATGAAGCACCAGAAGAAGTTGAACAAGCATCGGAATTTGTTACAGTAGCAGATTTTGAAAATGCTATAAACGAAATTAAATCAATGCTTACATCTCACGATGAAGAAATTTTAAATAAGCACGAAACTGAAAAGGCTGAATTGCTTTCATCAGTAGAAAATTTAAAAACAGAATTAGAATCAGTACCAGCATCTAAGAAGATTAATTCTTCTCCAGAAGCTAAAGAAACAGAAGAAATAAAAATGAACATAATCGGAGCGAATCGTAGAAAGACTACAGGAGATAGAGTTACCGATATGTTAAATAACTTTTATAAAACAAATAAAAATGAGTTCAGAAATTAAATTAGCGACAACTTCAACAGTTAGTCAAAATTACGCAGGTAAGGCTTCAGATAGCTTTATATCAGCAGCTCTATTAGGAGCATCTACTATTGCAAACGGAGGTTTAACAGTAGTACCAGGTATCGATTACAAATGGGAAATTCAAACTTTGGATTTATCAGCAGACTTAGTAAAGAACGCGTCTTGTGATTTTTCAGATACTTCAACAATCACTTTAAGTGATAAAACATTAGCACCAGAAAACTTTAAGGTAAACTTAGAGCTTTGTAAAGCAGATTACCAAGCAACTTGGAATGCTTTACAAAACGGTTACGGAGCAAGTGATTCTTTAGCACCTAATTTTCAATCTTACTTAGTTGAGCAAGTTGTAAAACAAGTAGCTACAAGAAACGAAAGCAACATTTGGCAAGGTGTTAATGCAACAGCTGGACAGTATGATGGCTTAATGGTATTAGCTTTAGCTGATGGTGATGTTATTGATGTAACAGGAACTACTATAAGCGCTACAAATGTGATTGCAGAATTGAAAAAAGTGGAAGAAGCTATCCCAGACACAATCAGAATGGAAGAAGATTTAAATATCTATGTTCCTACAAATGTTTACAGACATTATGTAACAGCTTTAGGAGCTGCTGACTATCATCAAGGTGGTTACCAAGATGGTAAGCCAACACAATTAGCTTTTAATGGTATTAACTTATTCTTAGCGAAAGGTTTACCTTCAAGTGATATGATGGCTGCACGTTCTTCTAACTTGTTTTTCGGAACAAATATAGGAAACGATATCGAGCAAGTGCAAGTGATTGACACTTCTGCTACATTAGGAGATGACAATGTTAGAGTAATCATGAAATTTACAGCAGCAGTTGCTTTCGGTTACGGAGCTGAAATTGTAAGATACGCATAATAATAAAACAAATTAATAACAAAAAAAGGTGGGTGTTTATTCACTTACCTTTTTTTTATAAAAAAAATATAATAATATGGCTTGTGATTTAACAATTGGTAGAGCAATAGGATGTAAGGATGCAGTATCTGGTTTAAAAGCTATTTACTTTGCAGATCATGGCTCTCTTGGTGCGATTACCTATGACGGAACTAAAACAGACGAGATTACTACTTTTGCTAGTGATACTGCTACTTGGTTCAAATATGATTTAAAAGGTGTATCTACCTTTGAACAAAAGATGACATCTTCAAGAGAGAACGGAACTACTTTTGCAGAACAAACATTAAATGTAACACTTAATAAAACAGATGTTTTAACTAACAAAGAATTAAAATTATTAATCTATGGTAGACCTCACGTTGTTGTTGAAACTAACGCTGGTGATTTTATGATTGCAGGGTTAGAGTACGGTTGTGAGATTTTAGATGGTAATGCAAATGTAGGTGGTGCTTTAGGAGATTTTAACGGATATACTTTAGTGATATCTGGGCAAGAGAAAATATGGGCTAACTATATAACTACTAGTTTGACTGATGCTTTAACAAGTGGATCAACTATTAGTTCATCTCAAATCACACCATAAGAAATAGTGTTTTGGATTTTTCATTGAGAAAGAGCGTGCTTTACAGTACGCTCTTTTTTTATTTATGTTTATTATTCTATTTTTTCAAGTTCTAAGTATGTTTCTCCAAACTTATTATTTAGCAACAAGTGTAATAGTTTTGTTTCGGGAATTTTAAAGTATTCGCCTCTTAGATATATACTTTTACTTTTTAAAGCGTTTAACATTGTTTCTTTATCTAACCTCACAATACAGCAAATAACAGTTTTTGTTTTAAAAGATTCACTAATTTCTATATGGTTTGTTAAGTCTATCATTATTTATTAATATTTATTTACCACAAAGATACAACAATTTATTAAATAAAACAAATACTTAAAATTTAGTCTTATTAATATGAACATACTAACAACTGTAACTACTGCTCAAAACCTTATTTTTATACCTAGAAGTACAGTACTTTCTTCTTTGAATTTAAAGGTTACTAGCGAAGACACAAATATAACAGTTAGTTATACCGTAACCGCTGCTTATACTAATGAACAGGCTACAATAGCACAAGCATTTACATTAATAGAGGGTACTTATTACAACTATGAAGTATTAAACGGTACTGTTTTGATGTATAGAGGTTCTATATTTTGTACTGACCAAGTAGATTACGAGAAATATGTGATTAATAACAACGATTTTGTAGAAACTGCTGCAAGAGATAACGAATTTGTAACACCATAATATGAAACAACCGATAAAAAAAGAAAATAACATATCTGTAATTGAGCTTTCTAGCTATATTAAACCTATTGTGGAGGAATCTATCAATAAACAATGGGTAACATGGGGTGAAAATAACAGTTATTTCAAGTATTTAATAGAAGCATACAACGAAAGTCCTACAAATGCGAGTATTATAGATGGTATTTCTAATTTAATATATGGAAAAGGCTTATCTGCTTTAGATTCTGCTAAGAAACCAGAGCAATACGCTCAAATGATTAGCTTATTTAAGGAAATTGAGATAGAAAATATTGTAAAAGATTACAAAAAACTAGGTAAATTTGCCTTACAAGTTATATATAATAAGAAACATGATAAGATTGTAGAGGTTTTTCACATACCTGTAAATTATTTAGCACCAGAAAAAGCAAATGAAGACGGTGAAATAGAAGCATATTATCACTCTATTGACTTTGAAAACGATAAAATAGTACCTACAAGAATACCAGCTTTTGGAATGTCTAGTAAAGAAAGTGAAATACTATACATTCAGCCTTATGCTGCTGGTTCTTTTTACTTTTCACCTTGTGATTATCAATCTGGAGTTGTATATGCTGAAATGGAAGATGAAATGAGTTCTTTTCATATCAATAATTTACAAAATGGTATGACTGCATCTACATTCTTAAACTTTAATAATGGAGTGCCAGATAAAAAGACACAAAACCAAATTGAAGCTGACATTGTAAAAAAATGGGGTGGAGCTAAAAGTAGAAGTAAAATTATAGTAGCTTTTAATAAAAATAAAGATAGTGCTGCAACTATTGAGAACCTACAACTTAATGATGCTTCTCAACAATACCAATTTCTTAGCGATGAAGCAACAGACAAGTTACTAAGAGCACATAAGGTTACAAATCCTATATTAATAGGTGTTAAAGATAATAGTGGCTTAGGAAACAACGCAGAGGAGTTACAGAATGCTTTTGCATTATTTAATAATCAAATTATAAAACCTTTTCAAAACCAAATTATTAGAGGATTAGATAAAATTTTAGCTTTTAATGACATTAGCTTAAAACTATATTTCAAAACTTTAAAACCATTAGAATTTATAGATGTTGATGGTGTTGTAGATGAAGAAGCAATAGAAGAAGAAACAGGAGTAGATGCAGAATTGAGTTTAAGTTCAGAAGTAGATTTAACAGATGACCAATTTAATGAGATTGAGGTTGGATTAAATGAAGATGTAATGTCTGATGATTGGGAGTTAGTAGAAAAAAGAGAATACAACGAATATGCAGAAAATGTAGATCATTGGGCTAACAGACTTATAAAAGAATTAAAATCAGAAAATTTAGCTGACGTTGTAAAATCAGCACCAACTAAAGAAAGTTTTTTAGATAAATCTTTTTATAAAGTACGTTACGAATATGCACAAAAATACAGTAGTGGAAAATCAAGAAGTTTCTGTACTAATATGATGGCTAAAACAGGTAGAGGTGTTGTTTATAGAAAAGAGGATATAGATAAAGCTAGTTTTAGTGGTGTTAATAAATCATTTGGACATAAAGGACAGAATTATAGTTTATTCAGATACAAAGGTGGAGTAAATTGTGGGCATTTCTTTAATGAGAATCTTTATAGACTAAAATCTAAAACAGAAAAGCAAATATCTAAAGGTAAAGAAGTAGATAGTATTCCTAAAAGTTACACACCTAAAGGAAAAGAATATACAGATGCAGAAAAAGCACCTAAAGATATGCCGAACAATGGACACCACCCAAACTATAAAAATTAAGATATGGCAAAAGCATTATTTATAAAACCAGAAGATATAATTAAAAGTACTTTTTTAGATGGTAATTTAGATAGAGATAAGTTAACACAATTTATATATCTATCGCAGTTAAAAGACGTGAGAGGTTATTTAGGGCAAGACTTATACGATAAGATGGCAGCTGATATTGTTGCTGGTTCTTTAGCTGGTGTTTACTTAGCATTAAATACAGACTACATACAGCCATTTTTAACACATAGCACTATGAGTATGTTTTTACCATTTGCTGGATTTACTTTAGGAAACGGAGGAGTATTTAAACACTCTGGAAGTAGTGAACAAATAGCAGAGCAATCAGAAGTGGATGCTTTGAGTGAGCAGCATAGAATACATAGCGAATATTTTGGTAAGTTGTTGGTAAATCATTTATGCGAAAATGATAATGACTTCCCAGAGTATAGCACAAACGAAGGTGATGAGATTGATCCAAATAAAGATATAAACCCTACTAACTGGGTGCTTTAATATGAGATACAAAATAAAAGAAGTAAACCTTAGCAAGTTAAACGAATATTTAAAAAATAAAGAGAATGAGCGACTACAACGATGCGAATATCGTAATGTTCCCAAGTGGGAGAAAAGCGAGTAAATTATACAGCCAAAAGCCTTTAGATGCAAGTGCTGATTTTACAGTAGTGCGTGGGACTGTTGCTAACGAGATAAACTCTAATGGTTTGGTTTCAGAAGTGGCTGATAATGTACCTCGTTTAGATTACGATAATACTGCAACATGCCCTAGTTTATTATTAGAATTATCAAGAGAAAATGAGCAAACAGCGTCTTCTAATTTCAACAATGGTTTTTGGTCTAAAGTAGCTGGTTCAACAGTAACCATCAATAGTATAACAGCTCCAGATGGTACATTAACAGGTAATAAAATTACAAGAGGTTCAAATGATTTAATTTTAAGAACTTCTAGCTTGACAATAATTCCATCAGGTCTTTTCTATACTTATTCTGTTTACGCTAAAGAAGGAAATATTACATCCATGTCTTTAGACATAAAAGATGAAGGAGAGGTTAATTTTACATTAACAGACGAATGGCAAAGAATAGAAATATCTGTAACACCATCCGCAGATGGATTTGTTGATATATCTTTCCCATCATCATCAGCAGGTGAGTATGTTTATTTATGGGGAGGGCAATTAGAAGCAGGTGGTTTTGCAAGTACTTTAATAACAACAACAACAACAGCTGTAACCAGAGCTTTAGACAAAGTTAGTAAATCGGGAATCTCTAGTATTTTAAATGATACAGAAGGAGTTTTATTTGCAGAAATACAAGCATTAAATGTCAATTCGGATGATAGTCCTGTTTCTATATCTAGTGGATTAGATTACAATAATAGAATTTTGTTTTATACTTCTGCTTCAAATTATATTTATGTATTTTGTTTTTCTGGAGGTGTTAATTCATTTAGTTTTGGAATTAATACAGTAAATGTTTTAAATTTTAATAAAATAGCTTTAAAATATAAATCAGGAGATTACGCTTTTTGGATAAATGGCGTTGAAGTAGCAACAGGAACAGGTGTAGATACACCAATAGGTTTAGATGTTTTAGCATTTGATCAAGGTTTTGGGGGTGGGTATTTTAATGGTAGATGTAAATCTTTGCAATATTATAACACTATTTTAACAGATACAGAATTAGCAACTTTAACAACATAATAATATGAAACAAATATTTTTATTTTTAAATAATTTAATTCCAAATGATAAGCTATTGCATTTCTTTTGGAGTTCTATATTGTTTGTTATACTATCTAATTTCTTAACTGTATTTGATGCAAGTCTATTGCTTATATTAATAGCAATTATAAAAGAGGTTGTATGGGATGGACTTTTAGAAAAAGGCAATGCAAGTTTAATGGATTTTATTTTTGGTATAATGCCAATATTTATATATTACATTTTAAGATTTTAAATATGAAAAGATTATATAAAAGCAGTAAATTTTGGTTAGCGGTAATTGGTACATTAGTTGCTTTAACAACTTGGGCAATTACGAGCGACACAGGTTTTGCAATTTATACAAGTGGATTGTTCGGATTTGGAATTATTGGAAACACAGCAGAGGATATAATGACTAAAAAGAAATCTAATGGCAGTTAAGAAAGTAACTCAAAAAGATATATTGCTTTCTATAAAAGAAGGACAAGAAAACATGGCAAAAACTCATTTAGATTTTGCTGCAAGTGTTTCTACTTTTATGAACGATCAAGATCATATTAATAATAAAGTTTTAGGATATTTAGAAAATAATAGTAAAACAAATACAAAAGGAATTGTTCAGTTAGCTAATGATAATAAAAATAGATTAGATAAGAAAGACAAGGTAGATGCAGTTAGAGTTGGTAAAGCTGGTTTAATAAGTGTAGCTGCTGGGTTTATTGGTGGCGTTATTATATTTCTTGCTAAATCACTTATGAAGTAGATGTATTTACAAATTTATAGACGTCAACACTTAAACAGACAAACACTAGGAGAGTTATATATTGTAGATGATAACGATAAAACCTTATTTCAATGCAGAACTTTAGAGCTACCATACATAGATAATAAAACAGATATTAGCTGTGTGCCTTTAGGAGTTTATAAATGTAAATTAGAATACTCTAATAGATTTAAAAAACACTTATGGGAGTTAAAAGATGTACCAAACAGAACAGAGTGTAAACTACATTCTTTTAATCACTTCTGGGAGAGTAATGGATGTATATCTCTTGGTGATAGTTTTGCAGATATAGATAACGATGGATGGAAAGATATTTTAAATTCTACTAAAACAATGGTTAAATTTCACAATATTTTAAAGGACTTAAAAGAAGTAAATTTATATATTGTGTAAACTAAAAAACACCCTATATAAAATAGAATGCTTAATAGAAAAACTTACAAAATATTATTTAATTACTTGAATACAAATATACACATTAATTTAATACAATGAACAAAAACATTTTATTTATTTTATTTACTTTTTTAATGCTAAGTTGTGCTACAAAAAAGACAACTATTAAAAAGGAACACATTAAACAAGTAGATACTTTAATAGTTACAAAAGATAGAATTATTACAGAAAGATTTACAGATACTTTAACAGTTGAAAAGCCTTGTGATAGCTTAGGTAATTTAAGACCTTTTAAGCAATCTATTAGTGTGCCACAGGGTAAAATAGATATTATATCTGTTGATGGCTCTATACAGGCTAAAATTGATTTAAAGGCTTATGAAAGCATCTTTGAAAATAAGTATAGAATTAAGTACGAGAATAAAATAAAAGAATCTTCGGAAGAAATTATAAGATATAAAACTCCTTTATGGCTTTTAATTTACAGCATTCTTATAACGGTTATTTGTGCGTTATTATTAAGGTTTAAATAAAGCATTAAAACGCTTTATAACTTATCATAAAAGGCATTAAAACGCCATTTATAATATTGTTAGCATTAATGTTTTTGCCAACACTGTACCCAAAGGTTTAGCCATGCTATTTGTATGTCTATTGCAAAGTGATAGTTTCCAATATTGTTTTGCTTATTAATTTTCAGCATTAAACCAAAGTCGTACCAATCCCAAATTAAGTGAGGTTTAAACAACTTGGCAAAAAAACTAATGCTAACACCGTATATAGAAAATTGCTTATTATCTATATTTCCTTTAAGTATTCTAATACCTTTTATTTTTTTCATATCTATTAATTTAAGTCTAATTTTACGCAACATTCCATATACAACACGTTGTAGCACATTAAGTGCAGAAATCACCCCAAGATAAATCCTCATACTTTTCAGCATTTATTTCTTCGGTTCGTTTTTGAATACCATTTTTCACTTCTTCTGCAAAGTTTGTATTATCTGTATTCATCATCGCCCACCATAAGTAAGTTGCATCATATTCAAAAACTTCTTTTACCGTATCACCTTTAAATTTTCCAAAGGTTATCTTGTCATTCCAATTTGTTATCATAATTATTTGTTTTAAAATTAACGTGCTACAACAATGTATATAAGCCATAGAAAAAAACGGCTCATATACTAAACGTTAGCCACAATTAAAGGCACATAGCTCTTTTGTAGTATTTTATCAACTCGGTTTCAGTCATAACATTTTTGTTCTTTTTACTTTTATAAGTTAATTCAACTTTAGGTTCTTCAAAATACTTCTGTATGTAATCATTAAAAGACATATCTTTATCCTCTGCCTTTAACAGTTTACTTCGTTGGCTAACACCGCATAAAGTAAATAAATCATTTACTAGTTCATCAACATCTACATGATGAGCTATTATTCCGTTTTTAGAAGATTCCTCTATATCTGCCGAGTTTCTCTCAATCAATTTAAAAAGTTCTGTTTTCATTTCTTTTAATATTTAAGTTTAAATTATATTTACTTTCTTTATACGAATACGTTATGCCCAATTAAAATATCTCCTTAAATTCAGCTACAAAAACTTGCCTTCCTTCTAATAGTCCTTTATACCTTTCCCTTAACATCATTTCTTTTAAATAACTTTCAGTATAATAAGTAACGCCAAGTATTTCTATTATATCGTTACTTATTTCTTTTATATTTATATTTGCCATAATTTTAAAAGTGCATAACAACGTATATAATTAATACTTACTATGTCTTATTTGTTTATTAATATTTGTTTTTTGTCGTACTAATCATATACGAATACGTTACCCACAATTAAGTTTAACCAACTCTTTTGCCCTTAATTTAATTCTTGTACTGCTGTATTCTTTATCCCATTCAGCAACCTCTTTAATAAAACTTAAAAGGTCACTACGTTGGGTAACACTAGATAAAATTAAATTTTTACTCTTAGCGTATTCACCGCTACTGTCATCTTTATATGCTATACTCATTCTTTATTATGTTTTTGTACTGTTGTTAAAAATAAAATCTTATCTAAATACGTTATCTACAATTTAAAATTTCTTTAAGTGCCTTGTCAGCATCTTCTTTATGCCAATAATAAGGAAACTCTGTTAACCATACTTTTCTTTTAAAGACAGACCACCCTACATAGTGCAGTCGTAGAAGATGCCAGTACATTCCTAATTTCTCAATCTTGTATTTATTTGTATTAGTCATTGTTTAAAATTTTAAAAAGTTAGATAACAATATATAACACACATTAAAACGATGTGTTACACTTACCGTTAAGTACAATTATATTGTTACAAAAATCACATTTACTTAATGTAACGATTAATCTGTTAATTATAAACCTATATATTGATACTTAACTAACAATATAAAAGGAATTAACAACGTGTATAACACATTAAACGATGCCATACCCAAACCGTTATAAAAAGCAAATATATAATAAATAAATTAAACTACCTAATTTGTTTTATTTTAAATAATGTATATTTGTAAAAAATAAAACTTATGAGTAATAAAGATTTTAGACCAAGATTAAAAGGAAACATCCTAAAAGCGTACGAAAAGATAACAAAAGTAGAATCAAGAGTATTATGTATCGGTGATTTACATGAGCCTTTTTGCTTAGATGGTTATTTAAAATTCTGTAAAGACACCTACAAAGAATACAATTGTAACAAGGTCGTCATGATTGGCGATATTATTGATTCGCATTTTAGTTCTTATCACGAAACGTCAGCAGATGGAATGGGTGGTAAAGCAGAATTAGAGTTAGCAATAAAAAGAATAGCACGTTGGTATAAAGCATTCCCAAAAGCTGATGTTACTTTAGGAAACCATGATCGTATTATTGTACGTAAGGCGCAAACAAGTAACATACCAAGCAAGTGGATAAAGGAATATAAAGAAGTCTTAGAAACGCCTAATTGGAATTTTGTAACAGAGGTTTATATAGATGGTGTTAGATATGTACATGGTGATAAATCTTCGGCAGCAAAAACAGCAGCCAAAAGAGATATGGTAAGTACTGTATCTGGACACTTTCACACACAAATGTATACAGAATGGTTTTTCGGTAAGTACTCTGCTTTATTTGGTATGCAAGTAGGTTGTGGTATAGATAGTAAATCTTACGCAATGGGATATATGCAGGGAGGTAAGAAAGAAGCTATCGGTGTTGGTGTTATAATAAATGGAGAAACTGCAATTAACGTAAAAATGAAATTATAAAATGGCAAGACTAAAAAAATATATGTATCAAATAGATAGAACAACAATAGGTTTTAGGTGGTGGTGGGTTTTATATAAAATAATAAAGTATCTATTGCTATCTATTGTTATAAATTTAAAAAAACTAAAAAATAATTTATCTAATTAAACTTGCACAGTAACTAATTATTTTTTAGTTTAGCAAAGAATTTAAAACTTATATATTATGAATTACGATGCATGGAAATTAGATAACCCTTACGGAGAGGAAGACTACACAAGCGAATGCTGTGTATGTGACCAACCAATATCAGAACATGAGCAATATTGTTCTAATAAATGTTTTAACTCTGACAACTAATGATACAGAAATTTCTAAGAACAAAAGACGTAGCTTTACCTACTGATGTTAAGGTTACATTCGACTACAAAAAAGAGATTGCTAATGTTATAGTAAATTCTTTAAAATACAACCAAGACACTAACTTTGAAAAACCTTACAATGACTACCTTAGAACTACTTAAAAGCTACGCCAACATAACAGAAAACTGTTGGCTTGAACACAAATTAAATAAATTAGAACAAGAATATAAAAATAGATCCGAAGCGGTTACGGAAAAATAATCGTATATTTAAAACAATTATTATTATGGCAAGATTAGAACGCCCAAACACAAGTAGTAAAAACCCAGCAACTAAATTTATTAGCTGGAAATCAAACGACAAATGCTTTTCTTATTACGACAAAGAAGCAGCAAAAAATGTAGAGGTACCTTTACCTTTTAAATTCTTATTCTTAGAACATTACTCAACTGTAAAAGGTTGGAACGATGCTTCTGAATCTGCAATCTTCTCTAATGAAGTTTATGCAATAGGAAAAGAGGAATTAAAAGTATCATCTTTTAAAGGTGGTGTTATTGCAGAAGGACTTTACAAGGATGTAAAAGCAAAAGTAAACCAAGCTGGTGGAAAGTATCACAGAAGTGTTTATGTATTGTTAGAAGATGGCTCAATAGCTAACCTACAATTAAAAGGTTCTGCTGTTAGTAACTACTCTACTTTTTACCAAGACAACAACCATTTATTAGATAATCAATGGATGGAAGTAAACACAGCACAAGATGGTAAGAAAGGAAGTATTAAATATTCTATGCCTGTTTTTACAGTAGGTGAAAATATTGATGTAAAAATTGATGCTAAAGCAACAGAACAAGCTAAGGTGTTACAAGAGTACATTAACAACTATAAAAAAGGTGCTGATGTAAAAGATGTAGAAGTAGTTGCTGAAGAAGTTAAATCTCTTAATAGTGAGAAAGAAGATATAGATTTACCATTTTAATATGGGAGCTACTAAAACACTTATTAATACTACAATGGTGATACCTCGCGATGAGGTATCATCTTTTGAGGAGGAGATGCTACAAAGATATGAAGTAAAAGATTTTAGAGTATTGCCAAATACAGAAAAGCTGTATGAGGAAAATGCAAACTTTAGAAAACTACTTAGACAAAAGAAAGATATACTTTGGCAAATAGGAACTTTAATAAATAAATATAATTAATTATGTTTAATGGAAGAATGAAAGTAAATGGCATAACCTGTTTCTTTAAATTAAAAGATACTAAAAAAAACAGAACAAAGTTATTAGAAATGGGATCTTATTTAAATAATAATAAAATAAATATTACAGATATTTTATTATTTAAAAAAGATTTAACAAAGAAAGAAATTAAAATACTAAAAAAATGATCTACACAATATTAATTATAATTATAATAGTGTTAGCTTACAATCTAAGGTACTATTATAAACAAAACAAATATCATAAAAGGAAATATAGTAAGTACCTTTTAAAGTACTATCAAGAAGATAAAAAAAAACACTCTAAATAGGGTGTTTTTTTATGCAAAGTACACATTGAAGCGTTTTTCCTATATACCCACCAAATAAAATAAATATATTTTAGGGGGTGTCCCCTAGAATTGGAGTTCAATGTGTACTTTGAGGGCAAAACCACGCTGTAAGTACTATAAACGTTACGAATAATACAGTACACATTGGATTAAAAAAGATACACTTTAACAGTATTTAGATACACATTGAAATAAACTTGTGTATTTGATTTATATTTTATATCTTTACAATCTACAAAATTAGAAAAATTATGAATGTATTAGAGTTATTTGCTGGATCACGTTCTATTGGAAAGATTGCTGATAAACTAGGGCATAATGTCTTTAGCATAGATATAAACAATTTTGAAAATATAGACTTAGTACAAGATATTGAGTTTTTAACAAAAGAACAGATCCCTTTTGTACCAGATTTAATATGGGCATCCCCTCCCTGTACTACTTATTCAATAGCAGCTATTAGTAAGCATAGAGATAATGGAAAACCTAAAACACCATTTGCAGAAAAAAGCGATAGGTTAGTTTTAAATACTTTAAAAATTATTAGTCAGTTTCCAAATGCAAAATACTATATTGAAAACCCTAGAGGTTATTTAAGAAAGATGGATTTTATGAAAGGAATAGCAAAAGTAACAATATGGTATTGTACTTACGGAGATAAAAGAGCAAAGCCTACTGATATATGGAGTAACAATATTTACAATCCTTTATTTAATCCTAACGGTTGGAAGCCAAGAGCTATATGTTTCAATGGTAATACTAAATGCCATCACGAACCAGCACCAAGAGGATCTAAAACAGGAACACAAGGATTAAAAAATAATTATGAACGCTCTAAAATACCACAGCAATTATGTATAGAAATATTAAAACAAACAAAATGGAAAGAATAAATAAAAATAGAAATCCTATTTATTACAAAAATGCTAAAGATATGGATAAACCATTAAGTGAATTAATGGAGGATTTAAGAACGGAAATAGATAATGTTAGAGGGAAGTTATATGATATAAAACAATCTTATGGGTGGGAAGATAGAATTCAGTTTATAGAGGGTGGATTAACTTGTTTGTTGATATCTATGCACTCAACTACAAAAGAGTGGCAAGAATTTGAAAAAATAAAAAACAAATAAAATATATATAAATGAAAAACAACAAAATAACAATCTTTAAGAGATTAAAGGAAACACAAATACCTTACTACATTTCTTTAGAGAAATCATTAGAAAGAATTAGAACAGGGAATCCATCAAAAGAGTTTATAGAACATCTTAGAACTTTAAAGAAAGAAGACTATCAAAAACAAAAAGGTAATCTACCTTGTATTTGTTTTGGAGGTGAGTTTAAAGAACGTAATAAAAACGGACTTGTTAAGCACTCTGGATTAATGATAACAGACTTTGACAAATATAAGTCTAAAGATATTATGATGGAGCAATTTCAACAGCTTAAAAAGAATAAACATATAGTAGCTATATTTATTTCTCCTTCAAACATTGGTTTAAAAGCATTGGTAAGAATACCAGAAGATTCTGACAAGTTTACACACGATAAATATTTCAGACAATTTAATAAGGAGTTTGAATATGACAACTTCGATATTGCCAACTGTAACGTAGATAGAATATGCTTTGAATCCTACGATCCAAACATATATATAAACTACGATGCTGAAATATACCAACCTACTCTAATAGATGAGGGTTTTAAAGTTACGGATAGAGTGCCTTTAATACCTATTAATGATGAGATGACTATCATCTCAAAAATTATGAAGTTTAAATGGGTTACAGATTTTGTTGATGGTGAACGTAATAACTTTATATTTAACTTAGCTGGAGCATTTTGCGAGTATGGTGTAAGTCAATCTACAACAGAAGCACACATATTAAATAACATTGTATTTGGTAAGTTCTCGGAAACGGAAACAAGAAACGCTATAAAATCTGCATTTAAAATAAGGAGCTTCAATTCAAAGTACTTTGAAGACTATACACGTATAAATAATATAAAGGTTGATTTAAACAAAGGAAAACAAAAGGTATTAGATAAATATAAGATTAATGAAGACACCTACAACGAGATAAAAATAGAATCTGAAACAGAGGACTTTTGGAATGTAAGCGACAAACAAAAGATAACTATTAATCCTTTGAAGTATAAAATGTTTCTTCAGAATAATGGATTTAAAAAACACTTTCCTAACGATGCAGACAAACCCTCTTTTGTTTATATAGAATCTAATAAGGTAGAATTAACATCTATTTCTAAGATTAAAGATTTTGTTTTAGATTACCTAATGGATAAGAAACAATTAGATGTATGGAACTATTGTGCTATTTACCAAAACCTATTTAGTGAGCAATACCTTACAATGTTAGAAAGTATTGATTTATTAATGTTAAGCGATACACGAGATACTTCCTACTTTGCTTTTTCTAATGGTATATTAGAAGTAAAAAAGAATAGCATACAATTAAAAGAATATGTAGATGTAGATGGGTATGTATGGAAGTCGCATATATTAGAGAGAGAATGGCAGACCTTAGAAACATTTGATAATGATTATTCTAAGTTTATTAATAATGTATCTAATGAAGAACCATTAGCGGTAGAATGTGTGTTAGGTTACATGATGAGTACCTATAAAAATAGAAGTAACAACAAAGCTATTATATTAAATGATGAAGTTATAAGCGACAATCCAGAGGGAGGAACAGGTAAAGGTTTATTCGTACAAGGATTGGCAAATATTAGAAAGACATCTATAATTGATGGTAAGCAGTATGATAGTAAATCACAGTTTGCAAACCAAACTATTAGCATAGATACAAAGATATTAGTCTTTGATGATATAAAAAAGAACTGGGATTTTGAAAGCCAATTTAGTTTAGTTACGGAAGGAATAACACTAGAAAGAAAGAACAAAGATGCTATAAAATTAAACGTACACGATTCACCTAAAATATTACTAAGCACAAACTACGCTGTAAAAGGAGAAGGAAACAGCCACGATCGTAGAAGACACGAAATAGAAATAGCTCAATACTACGGTGATAAATTAACACCAGAGGAGGAGTTTGGAAGACAGCTATTTGATGATTGGGATTTGTTGGAATACCAGAAGTATGATAACTATATGATGTATTGCTTGCAGATGTTCTTTAAAAATGGATTGATAAAACAAAATGCTAAGAATATTAAGTTAAGAAAGTTTATTGCGGAATCTTCTATGGAATTTATGGAGTGGGTAGAAGATAGAGAGATAGTAAGTTTAAATGTAAGACTAAACAAAGTTGATTACTTCATTAAATTTACGGATGAATATACAGACTATAAGAAATGGCTTACAAGAAAGCGTTTTAATATATGGTTACAGAAGTACGCTAACTATAAAGGTATTGAATTTACACAAGGAAATAGTAATGGGGATAGATGGTTTATGATAAGCGATAGTGAAGTAGCAGAAGAAATAAAAGAGGAAGAATGGTTTTAAAATAAAGTGCTAAATAATTTGCGAGTTAACTAAAATCGTTGTAAATTTGAATTAAATATAAAACTTATGAAATACAAAATATTAAATTTATACGCTTGTTTAGGCGGTAACAGATACAAGTGGGATGAAGTTTCTGATAATCTAGAAATTACTGCTGTTGAAATTGATGAAGAATTAGCAAAATTATATCAAAAAAGATTCCCGAATGATAAAGTAATTGTTTCAGATGCACACGCTTTTTTATTAGAAAACTATATGAACTATGATTTTATTTGGAGCTCGCCTCCTTGCCCAACTCATAGCCGAATGAGGAAAACAAATACTGGTGAAGGCGAGAGAAAATCTAAAGCAACTTATCCTGATATGAAATTATATCAAGAAATATTATTATTAGAACATTTTTTTAAAGGTAAATATGTTGTTGAAAATGTAATACCTTTTTACGAACCTTTAATGGTTGCTAAAAAAAGAGATAGACATTTATATTGGACTAACTTTAATTTACCAAACGATTTAAAAGGTAGAAAAGCAAGTAATTTTATACACTCTAAAGTTTCTGATTTAAGCAAATTTCATGATTACGACTTCACAAAATATAAAGGGAAACAAAGAATAGATAAAGTGGCTCGTAATCTAGTAGACTATGAAGCAGGGAAAACTATATTAGAAACAGCTTTAGGTATTATAAGTAATAAGAACATAGAACAAACAAGATTATTTTAATATGACAAACACATATAATTACACTTTAAAAGCATTTAAAAAAAATAAATGGTATAACTACTCTGAACCATACAATAGTTTAAAAGAAGCTCTGCAATGGCTTACAAATTATAGATTAAAAGTAGGCTATACATTGCAATCAGATAATGAATTAAGAATATTTAAAACAATACAAAATGATAATTAAAAGCAACGAGATAAAAACAATGAACGAAATAATACAGATAGTATCTGATTATTATGGAGTTGATTTATACGAAGATACCAACAGATCAATGATATCAAGACCAAGAAATATATGCGTATATTTGATTCGTGAAATGACAAAAACAATTCCTCTAACTTTTATAGCTAAACAATTTAATAGAACACACTCTAATTTTGTTACAAGTAATAGGCGTTTAGTAGAGGAGATGCAAGTAGATAGAAATTTACGCAAACAGATAGAAACCTTAAAGATGGTTATTAAAACAGATTCTAAACATTATAAGACAATAGGTAATGATAAAATGAGATTAGAAATATATAGCATGTTAAATAGATTTAATATAGAGAAGTTAAAAACTATTAGAGAAACAATAGAAAACACAGCAACATATTAAAATGGAATTAAGGAAATACCAAATACAATTAAGCATTATAGCAAATTTAAAACTTAAACAGTTAAAGTTAGTTTGTTTATTTATGGAAGTAAGAACAGGTAAAACCCTTACGTCTTTAGAAACAGCAAGACTATACGGAGCAAAGAATGTTTTATTTGTAACTAAGAAGAAAGCAATTACATCTATACAAAATGATTATGATAACTTTGGTTACTTTAAACATTTTAAGATAACTATTATCAATAGAGAATCTTTACATAAGTTAAATACAAATGATTTTGATTTGGTTATAGTTGATGAGTGTCATGGTTATGGATCATTTCCTAAGAAGTCTAAATACTTTAAAGCTGTTAACGAACAATACGGAAACCTACCAATGATACTTCTATCTGGAACACCTACACCAGAATCTTACAGTCAATACTTCCATGTGTTTGGATTGTCTAACGCTTCACCTTTCACACCTTACAAATCGTTTTATAAATGGGCTAAGACTTTTGTTAATGTAAAGAAAGTGCAACTAGGTTATGCTGTTGTGAATGATTATAAAGAAGCCAACTTAGAACTTATAAAGCCTATTGTTAATCCTTACATATTAACATACACACAAGAACAAGCAGGGTTTACTACAACTATAAAAGAACATATCTTGGAGGTAGAGATGCTACCAATTACATATAAACTATGTAAGCAACTTACAAAGGATAAGTTTATAGAAGGAAAATACAATGAGATAATAGCAGATAGTGCTGTTAAGTTACAATCTAAACTACATCAATTATATAGCGGAACTATAAAATTTGAAGATGGCAATAGTAAAGTTATAGATACAAGTAAAGCAGATTTTATAAAAGAACACTTTAAGAAAGAGAAAATAGGTATCTTCTATAAGTTCAAAGCAGAGTATGAAGCATTGAAACAAATCTATGGAAATAACCTTACAAATGATTTAGATGAGTTTAATACAACAGATAAGAACATAGCCTTACAGATTGTAAGTGGTAGAGAAGGTATTAGTTTAAAGAAAGCAGATAGCTTAGTATTCTATAACATAGACTTTAGTGCAACCTCATATTTTCAAGCTAAAGATAGAATGACAACAATGCAAAGATTAGAAAATCATATCTATTGGATATTTAGCAAACGAGGAATAGAAAAGAATATTTATAAAAGTGTACAAGATAAAAAGAATTATACATTAAACGTGTTTAAAAAAGATTATTTATGATAACTATAATAGATGAAGATTACAAAGAGCTATCTGATAATAAATTTATGTTTATACATAAAATTTGTTTAAGTGTTTCTATGCCTAGTTTATATTGTTGGACAACTTTAGATTGGTTACATACTTTAAAGCATAATAAAACAATAAATAAATGGGAGTATGATTTCTTTTTAAGTACTATTTACAAATGACACTACAAACTAAAATTATAAAAGCATTAGAATTAAAAGGTTATTTAGTTCTAAAAACTATTAGACTTAACAAAGCTGGTTATCCAGATATATTTGCATTTGGTTTAAGCAATGATCTATTTATAGAAGTAAAAGAAGGTAACGATACTTTGAAACCTCTGCAACGTAAACGAATAGATGAGCTTAACAAATTAGGTAAGATTTCTTTCTGCTACCATACAGATAAAATTATCTACCCAAAGAATATAACCTTTGATATATTTGCACAGTAATAATATTATACTTACATTTGATAAAACTTAAAACAATATATTATGATAATTACAAAAGAACATCAAGAAGCAATGGTAATAAATTACAAAAAAGAAGGACATAACTTTGATAGGTGTGTAGGTTTTGTTGATGGTATGAGTAAAATATTTGAATTAATGGCTAAAAAATACAACGATGATAGAAACAAATAAGTATAAGCTAGAGAATATAGAAGTAGAAGGGATATGTACATCAGACTATCCAGATTTTTGCGATGCGTTTATTTCGTATGCAGAACTCTATGATGTTGCTTTAACAGATAAAGATTTAGATTTGATTAACGAGGATCAAGAGTTTGTTTATGAATGTGTATTAAAACAATTATATTAAGATGAAAATAGATTTATCATTAGAGTTAGTATTAAAATACTTCGAGAAAGAAGTTATGCAAATGGATTTTTTTAAATCTAAATTTGAGAACGGAACATGGAATGACCACGACATATTAATTATATATGATCTGCAGTTAAAAGCACAAGGTTTTGATAAGTTAGATAAACTTATAGAGTTAACCTCAACAGGAGATTCATACCTTTACAATGAACTAAAAGAAATTAAAGAACTATTGAAATGAACATACTTAAATATATAAAAATATTTTTTAAACACCTTAGCGAGATAGCTAGGATTCAGCAAGAAATGGAAACAGGAAGGATAGCCTGTCTTAAATGCAATAAAAGAAAAGTAGATATGATTTATAAAGGAATTGAATTAGTAGGGTTATGTAGAAACTGTGGTAATAAAAATTAACTATGAACATACTAAGAAAAAACAAATCAATTAGAGCTACAAAGTTTAAATGCTTAACCTCTAACGAATCTTTTGAGGTGGTTAGCACATCTTCAACACTTGGAGAGTTATCGTCATTTAGAGATAACGTAACACGCTGTACAGATAAAGTTAAAAGGTTATCAGATAATGTAAGTAAACATTTTACAAGAGAAGATTTAGGAATAAGATTTAATAATATAGAATTATGAAAAAATTAAAACTAGAAGATTTAGCACCTTATTTACCTTATGGGTTGCGTATTAATAATAAAGGAATAGGTAGTTATATTTTAACTGTTGGTTCTTTAGAAAGAGTGTTAGAAATTACAGAAACATTTAAACCAATACTAAGACCTTTATCTGATTTAACACAAGAGGAATTGATAGAGGAATTAGGAACACATATAAGTCATTTAGATTATGTGACATACGAAAGAAAGCATTACATTAAACATTATAGTCATAAATATTGGTTAGATGATATTCCTTATGCAATATATGAGTATTTAATTAAAAACCACTTTGACGTATTCGTATTAATAGAAAAAGGATTAGCAATAGACATAAACACAATAGATAAAGAATTATGAAAGTAGAAGAAAGAAATTTATTAATAGAAGCAGCAGTCTTAATAATACTTTTAGCTGTTCTTTTCTATATATAAATTATTTCTATAACTTAAATATATTTTGTGTATATTTGCTTTAAATAAATAAGTAAGCAAATATGACAGCATTATTATATACGCAAGATGAATACGATCCAGATGGTTCTTATGTTAAATTTAACTTTGATCCGTTTGATATAAAAGGTTGTTATAGACCAGCAGATGTAGAGGGGTGTTATAATATTTTATTAGGTGGTGTTGTATTAACTTTAGTAGAAACACCAGAGCTAAAGGAATACTTATCACTAGCATTTAAACATTAATGGATAAGGATATCCTCTTAGATTTATATAATAAACATAACGATTGGATTATAGTCGTAAAAAGATTAGGAGCTAACAAATCAGTAGCAGAAGACTTAGTACAAGATATGTATATTAAAATGCACTTGGCAAACAAAAAGACACTAATAGAGTCTATTGATATATATGCTTACTTTGTTCTTAGAAACTTATACTTTGATTACTTTAGGAAACTAAAGAAGAAAAGAGATAATGAAGTTTATATAGAAGATTTAGTGGATTACTTAAATAAACAAAATCTTGAATTTACGTCTTATGAAGTAGAGGACACTAACTTATTCTGTATGAAGTCTGAAGTAGAAGCAAGTAATAAGATAGATAGATTGGTTGTAGCTAAAGATACATTGCTCTGGTATGACAGAAAGGTTTTAAATCTACATTACTCTGGTGTTACTATGAGAGCATTAAGTAGAGATACAGGTATTAGTTTAAGCTCTATATTCAATACTATAAAAAATGCAAGGAATACTATAAAGAAAGAATTAGATGGAATACTTTAAAAATGGAGAGCTACTTACAGATGAAGATGATATAGAAGAAATAAAATTACGCATTGAAAAAAGTGATAGAAAAACAGAGAAGTATAATAGGTTACTTAAATTAAAAAATCCAGATAATTACGATACATTAAAAGATAGTATAATTATTTGGGAGACAGAAAAAGAAATAGATAACGAACTACGAAAGTATGAAAGCAAAAGAACCTAAAGATAAAAGAACAAACGAGTATAAGAAATGGAAGAAGTCTAAAGGTTTAGGAGATACCATTGAAAAGATAACTAAAGCAACAGGTATTAAGAAAGTAGTAGATTTATTATTTGATGACTGCGGATGTGATAAAAGAAAAGAGAAACTTAATAAAATGTTTCCTTATAAAGTAGAATGTTTAGAAGAAAAGGAATACAATTACCTAAAAGAAATATATAGTAAAAGCACAAGTAGATTAAACATAACACAAAGAGAAGCACTATTAATCATATACAACAAAACATTCAATAAGAACCAGAAGCAAACATCTTGTTCTAGCTGTTGGATATCAATGTTAAGAGAACTAAAAGTTATATACAATGAATACGAAACCAAAGAGTAAACTATCAACAAAAGAAAAGGATCAATATAAAAAGCTATCTGATGCAATCGGAAGTACTGTATTGCAATTAGGTTATAATTCTATGCAAAACTATTCTTTAACACAAGCAGCTGATAAATACAATAGCGAACTAAAAGAATTAGCGGAAGAAGTAAAAGACAAATATGGTTGTAAAGATATAGACTTTAAAAATAATAAGTTAATATATTAGGTTATATCATTTATATTATATATATTTGATAAACATTAAAACTTAAAACAATGACAGAAGATAGAATAATTGCAGTTACAGGAACTTATGGATGTTTAATAATGGCTAACACTTCAACAGGAGATAGCTTCCCTGTATTATGGACTGTATTTGCTATTATATGGGCTATTAGATATATTTACTTAGAAATTAAAAGATAGAAACAAATGAAAAACTTAACAAAATTATTAATTATATTACTACTAACAAGTTGTAGTATAAACGATGTATTAGAATTACCAGATAAAGAAATATGTGAATGTGAATTAGAAACTAGAACATATAAGGTTGTTTATAATAACGGAATTGTAACAAGTAAACTTAGTATAGGTTATACATCTTATGATGCTTCGTGTGAACAAGATGGTCAAGTAATATCTGGTAGTGATAAAGTAAGAGTACAAACTATTAAATGTAAAACAATAAATTAAATAACAATGGCAAAAAAGAAAGAATTAAAAAGAGAATCATTTAAAGCAGCAACTTTAAAAAAGTTTAAAGACTTAGAAATCTTTGAAGTATTTACTTTAAGAGGTGATGAATGTTTATGTGAAAAGCAAGAAAATGGGAAGACTGTTTATGATAACAGAAAAGAAAACAAACGCTATATTACAGATGGTGATAAAGTATTAGATTAATCATTAATGATTTTAATTGATTTATGGAAGACGGAAGAAAGAACAACGGAGGTAATAAGAACGCTGGGCGTAAAGCTAAGGCAGAAGAACAGAAGCTAATAGAAAACCTTACGCCATTAAATAAAGTGGCTCTAGAGGCTTTAAAAGATGGATTAGGTAAAAAGCAGAATTGGGCGGTTAAATTATTCTTTGAATATTTCTATGGCAAACCTCAACAAAAAGTAGACATTACAACTAAAGGAGATAAGATGGGAATACCTAGTATCAACTTCACAGATGGAGAAGATTAATATAAGTAAGAAGTTTAAACCATTATTTAATTTACCTAAAGATGTAGATATCTTTATAGTTACAGGTGGTAGATTCTCGCAAAAGTCTTTTGCTGTTTCTACTGCTGTTGTAAATGGTGCTTTGAAATATGAACATAGAACTTTGTACACTCGTTATACTTCTGCTTCAAGTAGAGATAGTATATTTCCAGAGGTTACAGAGAAGATTGATATGCTTAACTTAGAAGATCAGTTTACAATATCAACAAATAGAATAGAGAGTAACTTTAACAAAGCTAAGATAGTATTCAAAGGTATAAAAGCTGGTAGTGGAATACAAACTGCAAACGTTAAAGGGTTTAAAGATTTTAGCTGTTGGGTATTAGAAGAAGGAGAAGAACTTACAGAAGAAGAAATATACACAAAGATACTATTATCTATTAGAGGTAATAAGAAATCAGATGCAAACAATAACATAAAGATTATTATATTAAACCCTGCATCTAAAGAACACTTTATATATAAGAAGTACTTTGAATCTAGAGGAATACCAAGTGGGTTTAATGGTGTTAAAGATAACGTTTGTTATATACATACATCTTACTTAGATTGCTTAGAGTTTGTGCCAGATGAGATACTAAAATACTTTGATCAACTTAAATTAAACAATCCAAAGAAGTATGAGCATATAGTATTAGGTGGTTGGCTAGATAAAGCAGATGGGGTTATATTTAATAATTGGAAGATAGGAGAGTTTAATCAAAATATTAGTAGTATCTTTGGACAAGATTACGGTTTTAGTATTGATCCTACAACCTTAATAGAAGTAGCAATAGATAATAGTAGAAAGAAGTTATATGTAAGAGAGTGCTATGGAAAACAAGGATTAAGCACAAGCGAGATATATACATTAAATAAGTACCATGCTAAAGATAATCTAATAATAGGAGATAGTGCAGAGCCAAGACTTATTTCAGAGTTAGAAGATAGAGGTTTAAATATAGAAGCATCTATAAAAGGGCAAGGAAGTATTACAAGTGGTATTAGTTTAATGCAAGACTTTGAGATAATAGTAGATAAGGATAGCTTAGAGATTATAAAAGAGTTTAACAATTATATATGGTTAAGTAAGAAAGCTAATGTACCTATTGATGCTTACAATCACAGGATTGATCCAATAAGATATGTATTAGCTTACTACTTTGCAAATCAAAACAAAGGAATATACAACGTACTATAATGAAAAGAATAAGAGTAATGATAGAAGTAGATGGTGTTATAACTACACAAATAAATACAACTGTTAAAGATGTAGATATACTTGATACAAAAGAAATTCCAAGTAAAGATATTATAGTAGAATTTTTAAAGAGTTTATAAATGGAGATAACAATACCAGAGAATCTAAACGAGATTACAATACAACAGTATAACGATTACCAAAAAGCTGTTAAAGGTAAAACTAATCAAGACTACATAGATAGGAAAACAGTAGAGATATTTTGTAATATTAATCAAGGCATTAGAGATATAGATTTTAGTAAGTTTGATGAAGCTGTAAATATAATTACAAAAGCATTAAATGAAGAAGCTAAGTTTCAACCTACTTTTACAATGAACGGAACTACTTACGGTTTCATTCCAGACCTAGAAGCTATTAGCTTAGGTGAGAAGATAGATTTAGATGATTATTTTAAAGATGAAGATACTTTTAATAGAGCTATGGCTGTAATGTATAGACCTATAACTTTTAAAAAGAATAGCTTATATCAAATAGAAAAGTACGAGGGATCAGAAAAGTATGCAAGTGAAATGTTACAAGCACCTTTAGGAGTATTTCAAGGAGCGATGGTTTTTTTTTATCATTTAACGAACGACTTGTTGAAAGCTACCCTGCCATATTTGGAGGATCAAATACAGAAGACCTTACAGCACGAGGACAATTTGGGAGCAAGTGGGGATGGTATTCGTCAATCTTCGCAATTGCTGATGGAGACCTTACGAGATTTGACAAAGTTACAGAGCTAAGTTTACACGCATGTTTAACATGGTTGGTGTTTACAAAAGAGAAACAAGAGTTAGAACAAATAAAAAAATAAATGCAAATAAACTTGCACAGTATATATATGTTCTTTATATTTGTATAAGCAATAACTAAAACAATAGAAATTATGACAATATCAAAAAAAATAACAACTAAGAAAAAATGTTCAGGAGAATATGATGTTTTTGTAAATAATGTTTTTGCTGGTACTATTACCAATGGTTCTTTAGAGTCTAGAGAATGGTCAGCATTTGATTCTAATAACGATTGGATTCAAACAATGGAATTAAAAAGAGATGTATTAAGATTCTTTTAATAATTAAATTTTATATAATTACTAACCTCACTATTAATTTAGTGGGGTTTTTTATGTGATATAACAAAAACTACTTTTATAGTCTTATTAATATGAAAGGATTCTACGAAATTACAACAGCTATAAAAAACTACTTAGATACAAGCGATCATATCAATACGGTTACGCTTAAAACATTAGAAGAAGTAGACTTAAACAAGCGAACTATATTTCCTTTGGCACATATATTAGTAGGTAATGCAAACTTCTTAGATAATATTATACAGATGGAAATAACAGTTTCTTGTATGGATATAGTTAATTTATCTAAGTTAGATGTTAAAGATACAAACGAACCTTTCTTTGGGAATGATGATAAGCAAGATATATTAAACACAATGCTATCTGTTGTAAATGGTTTAAACCTGTCTCTAAAAAAGGGAACGTTAGCAGATGACTTATATTATTTAAATGGTAATGGTTCGGCTGATCCTTTTGAAGATAGCTATGAAAACTTATTGGCTGGTTGGAGTTTAACATTTACGGTTGATATTCCAAACACTCAAAGTATATGCTAGAGACAAAGAAAGAATTAGATAACTTTGGTAAGCGTGTAATAAAGTTAGCCAAGATAAATCTAGGAGCAAGTAGAAGGGGTAGAGTAATAGATAGTAGTGGTAATTTAAGGAAGTCTTTATCTTATGATTTAAAGGTATTTAAAACAGGCAACTTTAGATTTAGTATTGATATGGAAGACTACGGAATGAACGTAGATAAAGGTAGAAGAAAAGGAAGTCAACCACCAACAGCACCTATATTAAAATGGATTAAAAAGAAACCTATTAGATTAAGAGATTTAAAAACAGGTAGCTTTGTAAAGCAAACAGAAAGCAAGTTAAAAGGCTTAGCATTTGCAATAGCAAGGAAAATAAAAAGAGAAGGGATTAAAGAAACATTGTTTTTAACAGAACCTTTTGAAAAAGAATTTAAAAAATTAAGCACAGAATTAGTCGATGCTTTCGCATTAGATATAAACAAACTTTTATAATGGCATACGTACAAAGATTAAATAGTAGAAGTCCTTTTTATCGCAGAGTAGATGCAGCGGCTTATATACTAACAGCCACTCTAAGTCTTAGGATTTGGAGCGGACACGAAGTAGATGATAGACCAGCATCAGCAACATACACAATAGCAAAAAATGCTTTAACAGCTACATCATTAGAGATAACATTTGAGTTCAGCCAATTAATAAGAGATGAATTTAATCATAACAGAGATGCTTATGATGATACATTATCTGGATTTATAGACACACTTTGGGTTGAAAGTAAAGTAGTAGTTACTACATCAGGATCATCTCAATTATATACTACGGATTTAGTTTTAGCGGTTGATGGTTATGGGTATTTTGTAGATGGTATAAACTACGCAGGTACAAATTTCTTTACAAACGTAATTAATAACCCTATTGATAAACCTATTAAATTAGGTTTGTTTGCTGGAGAATCTGATGATGGAGTTGATACAGTTAAATACTATAACGGAAGTGTGTTAATAGAAACAGATGATTTATCTTCTGCTTATTCTAGTGCTGAAAGCTATGATAAAAATCAGTATGTTAGTATTATACAGAATCAAATAGATAGCTTTAAAGCTAGAGTTTTAGCAGATAGTGGAACGTATCAAGTTAATACTTGTTTTAATACATTTGCAGAAGCGGTATCTGATAACACAATAGACACAATAGATTTAATAAGAGATAGCGTAGTATTAGAGACTATTACAGTAAACAATATAGAAGAATGTAAATATACATATAACACTATTAAGTTTTATGATCGTAATGGATTGCTACAACAAATATATATGTTTAAGGCATCTAGAGAAAAGATAAAAATATCTAAAGATAATTACAACTCTAGTTTATATCAACCATCCACAGAAACTTATAGTGTAGAGAAGCACCAGATTAAAGATTACAATGTTAACGGTAGAGAAAGCATTAGTTTAAATAGTGGTTGGGTAGGTGAAGAACAAGAGGATGTGCTTAGACAAGTGTTGCTAAGTGAGTTTGTGTGGGTAGATGATAAACCTGCTAGTGTTGCTACTTCTAATTTAGATTATAAGAAACACATAAACGATAGTTTAATAAACTATACAATAGATTTTGACTATGCTAATAATGTTATAAATGATGTTTACTAATGTACAAATTAAACGTTTATATAGGAGGGGAAAAAGTAGAATTGTTTAAGGATGAGAATGTAACCTTAAATAGTTCTGTTCAGAATATTAACGACCTTTCTAAAGTATTTACAGACTACACGCAATCATTTACAATACCAGCATCACCTTGTAATAATAAGATTTTTAAACATTGGTATAACGCAGATATTACAGGTGGTTTTGATTCAACCACAAGAGCAAGTGCAAATCTAGAATTAAACTATATGCCATTTAAAGATGGTGTTATAGAATTAGATAGTGCAACTTTAAGAGATGGCAAAGTGTTTAGTTATAAGATTACATTTTATAATAACCTAGTTAAATTATCTGATTTATTTGGTGAAGATATGTTAAATGATTTAGACTTGTCTGCATATAATCATTCTTACAATAGTAGTAATGTAAAATTAGGAATAGAGGGGACAGGATTATCAAGCGGAAGCATTATATACCCTTTGATATCTCCTGTTAGGAATTGGGTTTGGGATAGTGGTACTGCTGATGATATATTTTATAAGAGTTCTACCTTACCGAGTACAACAAACGGTATTTTATTTAATGAACTTAAACCAGCTATAAAATTATCACATATTATAGATGCAATAGAAACAAAATATAGTATTACATTTTCTGCTGACTTCTTTGGAACAACAGATTTTGGGAAGTTGTTTATGTGGATGTCAAGAGATAAAGGGTATATTACGACAACAGGTACACCAAGTCTTTTAAGTTTTTCTGCTGCAACTTCTTTTGGGGTTGAAGTAGATGGGAATCAAACCGATCCAGGATATCCAACAGAAACAACAGAGATAAATAGATATACTGTTACGGTAACACCATCAGCAGGATTTGAAGATGTTAATTATACTATTATAATAAATGATGGCACAACAGCTTTAGAGTTTAATAAAGTAGGAACAGGAACAGCTCAATATGAATTAGTATTTGTAGATACAACATTGTCAGAAAGTATAAATTTCAAAGTGCAATCTAATGAAGCATTTACATTTACATCTTCTTTGTCAGAATACAAAGTACAATGGGAAGATACAGGTAGCACACCTTTAGAGAAAGCAACTTCTACAACAGCGAAAGGCACAACTGGAAGTGTTAGCACAACAGGTTATATATATTGTACGAATTTAATTGTAGATAGCGTATTGCAGAAAGGTCAGATGCCTAAAATGCAAGTAGGTGATTTTTTAAAGTCTTTAATTAAAATGTTTAACCTTGTTATAGTACCTACTTCAT